TGTGCGAGGTTGAGAAACAGTTCGACGCAAACACAAAGGGCCGTAAAAATGTTGTCAAAATTAAAGCCAGATCGCTGGATGCTGTTAAAACTTTTGCAGATCGGTCGATTGATGCGGTGTACATTGATGCATCCCGCGATTACCAGTCTGTCAAAAATGATATTGTGGCATGGCTTCCGAAATTGCGGGCTGGCGGGTTTTTGTGCGGGCATGATTACAGTTCGACAAAATTTCCGGGTGTTGTGAAGGCCGTCAATGAGCATAAACGTCCAGACAGGATTTTCCCGGACACGTCGTGGGTGGTCAGGGTATGATTGACATGTATTTGACGGACTTTATTGATATTATCTCAATAGCGGTCGATGAATGGGGAACGTCAAATCAATCAGTGGTGTCAAATGTACCTGCAAGGATTGAGGATACAAACAAGATTGTTTTTGACGCAAACGGAAAAGAGCTGGTTGGTAATATTTTAGTTATGGTAAATTCGATGTATAAAATAAAAAGTTCGGATAAAATTCGGATACGAAAAAAAGCCGGAGTGTCCTTTGATATTAAAGACAAAATGTTTGCTATAAAATCGTTAGGCGAACAGCAGGGGTTCACCGCAACACATTGGGAGATATATTTGTAATGGCAACAGTGAAAGGTGTATTCAATAAAAACTGGACTCTCCCTTTAAATGAGGGATTAAAAAATCTTAAAAAACGATTTGCAGAAGAAGATAAAAAAGCAAAAATTGCTGTGGCGTTACAACTTTTAAACTGGGTTGTCAATGGATCCCCGCGGGAGGAAGTCAAGCCTCCGATCCGTGAGGGAATTTTGAGGGGGTCAGGGTCTGTATTTGTTGGCGGGGATTTGATCCACACAACGGCTGAGTTGTACCCAGAAGGAACGCCGGCGAAATCGTTGAGTGAGAAAAGCGATGATGTGATTACGGTTGGATTTAATACGGCGTATGCAGCCCGGATGCATGAGACAACCTGGACGCCGGGAGGAGAGCCTCCATCTGGACCATCGGTAAAAAATCCTGACATGTTGCGGGGTGTTGGTAATAAATTTATTGAGAAACATTTAATAGCCGACGGAGCGGCGTTGTTGGAGTTGTATTCAACGCTAATAAAAAAGGCGGCCATGAAATGATTTATAATCTGGTTGAGCATTTAAAAACGCAATTTGCAAATGAGCGGATTTATTGTAATGCTAGAATACAGGTGGCAACCGAAGATTTTATACCTGATAGATGCGTGTTGGTTACAGAAACAGGCGGCGGAGAAACACCGTGGTTCCAATATGTGAGAAAAACCGTGCAAATTTTGTGTCGGGATTTTGATATTCCGAAGACCCGGAAATTGGCATGGGATATTTATAAATTTATTACAAGTCGGTTTGGATTGATATTGCCACAGGTCGTAGTAGACGGTGTGACATACCCGGCAATCCAGACTGCACAAATATCAGCGATGCAAGAGCCATACTGTCTTGGCGCGGATGAAACAAGTAGAATAGAGTTCACAACAAATTTTATGATTTATTATGTGAGGTGACAATATGGGGAATCCTCCTATTGGAAATAATTTTTGGGAAGGGCCTCTCGGTGTTGTCCTGCTTGAGTTTGACGGACTGAAACTCGGGAAAACTACAGAGGACACAAGCATTGAATTTATCGAGGACATTAAAGACATCTTGTATCAGCAGGATGGTACACAGCCGTATGATAAAATTCCTACGGGGCAGGCGTGGCAGGTAACTGCAAAATTCGGGGAAATCAAAACGGCCCTTATTGCAAAACTGTACCGCGGTATAACAATCGGCGGAAACAGCCTGCTTGCTGGCAGGGATTTGTACAGGTCTGGACGTGACAATTTTACAAAGCCGCTTATTATTACTCGAGTTGATAGCGATGGAGTTGAGTCCACAGACCCGCTTTTTATTTTAAACATTTTTAAGGCGATGCCTTTGCCGACAGGGCAGATTGCATATGGCGCAGACACTCAAAGAGATGTGGAGATCGTGTTTTATTGTTTTTACGATACTACACACAATGCATTTTTTTACAGTGGGCACGCGTCGAGCGTTGGAATCTAAACAAAGAGTGCTGGTATTTTTATCAGCACTTTATTTTTAAAAGGGGATGGAAATGGTAGAACAATTTAGAGAAGATTTTACGCCTATTGAAATTGAGTTAGTCGATTCAACAGGGAAAAAAGATGTGAAGAAATCAACTTTTATGTCATCGAGGGCGTGGAGGAATACCATGCTGTTTTTAAACGATGATAAAAAAGATGCACTTGAAAAGAATATGCTTTTTATGGCTACGGTATTTGGCGGGAGTCCGGGAGATTATGAAAAATATTCCGGGCGGCTTTTGTCAAAAGTTATTGAGTATTACACAAAGAGGGTGTCAGGCCCTTTGGATTGACGGGGCGGTTAAAGTCCGTTCTTAATTTGGTTGCAAAGGGGATTAGTTTTGACACACTTGCAAAACTGGACGACAGCGTTGACTATAGACAGTCGGGTAGCATTGCCGGAGAGCTCGCAAAGATCGCAGAGATCAACAGGCGTGTTGATCAGCTTGATTTTGCCGAGGCGTGCGCTATGGGATGCGGGGCAGTGCAGTCAAAAAAAGGGAGTCAGTCGTATAACAAGTGGAGAGCGTCGATGATTCGGGGAATCAGGAAACTTGAGGGTGAAAAGATTTTGACGGTATGGGATCGCATACCGAAAAAAAGTACAAAGAGGTAGCAGGATGTCGTTTGATGTTGGTGCGGCAGTTGGGAGATTACTTTTAGACACGCAAGGTTGGGATAGTGCAATAAATCAGGCTATCGAAAAAGCGACAGGGCTGGAAAATATAACTGGATCACTCGATAGAGTTAAAAACGCTTTTCAGCCGGTCATTGCTAAAGCGATGGAGTGGGTCAAGGCGTTCGCGGAGTCGGATGCGGCAACGGCGCGATTAAATGCCGTGCTTGCCGCAACCGGGGGGACTGCCGGGGTTACGGCGGAGCAGATAAATAAACTTGCAACCGAGATGCAGAGGACGACAATCTATGAGGACGATGCCGTAAAAAATGCGTCTGCGCTTTTGCTTGTCTATGACAAAGTCAACAAAAATATTTTTCCGGAAACTATAAAACTTGCGGCGGACATGGCCACTATTTTTGGTGGAGATTTATCAAGTAATGCTCAACAGTTGGGCAAGGCATTGCAAAATCCGGCTGAAAATTTATCCGTACTGAACCGGACGACGCGAGCGTTTGATGAAGAAACTCAAAAGATGATTAAAACGATGGTCGAGGCAGGCAGGGTAACGGATGCGCAAAATTTAATTCTTGAAACGTTGGAAAAAAAGGTGGGCGGTGCGGCGGAAGCTATGGGAAAATCGGCGGCCGGTGGGATCGCACAATTGACAAACATGATCGAGGATTTAAAAGAGAATCTCGGCGAGGTCGTGTATACTGGATTTAAACCGTTTATAGAGGTTATAAAAACCGTACTTGATTCGTTTAATTCAATTGAGGCTGGGGCCGGAAAAACCATAGCGGTATTTATTGCGATAGGTGCGGCATTGACGTTGGCGTTTGGTCCAGCCGGTGCGATAGTTGCGGGCGTGGTCGGGTTGATAAATTTAGGCAAGGCCCTTGATGACGCGAGCGGGCCTGCAAAAGTTTTAAAAGAACAACTCGAAACGCAAAAAAAAGCGACAGAAGCCCTTGCCGGGGTACACCGTAAAACGATTGATGGGTATATGCGTATGGGAGAGGCGCAGACTATTGCAAACGAAAACGCAAAAAAAGAAATCATGCTGCAGTATGATACTGCAATTGCCTATGCCAAAAAAAACGCGGCGATAGACAATGCTTTAGGCATTTCGATTGCGTTGGAAAAAGAAAAAACCATGATACAGGCTAAATGGGATTCTGATTCTAAGACGTATGACGAACGGGAGAAAGCGAGAATCGCAGAATTGAACCGGATACGGGCAGATGCGAACGTGGCAGAACAGGCGAGGCTTGATGTACTTTTTGGTAAATACGAAAAAAACGGAACCATTCAGCAAAAAACCGACAAAGCAAAATGGGCGGCTATCGAGGGAAATTCTGCGGCGGCGACCGGGGCGATTATCGAGGATCAGCAATCTATTACTGATGCGCTCAATGCGGAACTGACCAAACAGATACAAAAATATATTGACACGTACAATCAAATAAGCGGAGTTGTGGGAACAATTGTAAATGCTATGTTTGCGGGACAACAGCAGGGATTTAAAAACGAAACGATCGCTTTAGATAATGAATACAACGTAAAACGAAAATATATCGAGGCCAACGTTGCTGACGAAACTGAACGTACAAAACAAATAGAGACGTTGGAAAAAGAAAAAGCAAAGAAAATTGCAGACATAAAACGCAGGCAAGCGGAATCTGAAAAGGCCGGAGCAATATTTTCTGCGGTAACATCGGGGATCCAAGCGGTAATGTCAACGTTTTCTACATTCGGTTGGCCGTGGGGGTTAATTCCTGCGGCGATAATGGCAGGGATCACAGCCGTAAATGTTGCACAAATTATGTCACAACCGATTCCAGAATTTGCGAAAGGCGGAATAACAACCGGAGGTATGGCGATGGTTGGGGAAAAAGGCCCGGAGCTTGTAAATTTTGGATCATCTGCGAGAATATTTTCTAACGAGCAATCCAAAGGAATGATGGGAGTCACTGTACAAAACACTTTCACAGGACCAATAAATTCGGAGATTGACATTGACCTTGCCATGCGCAAAGCTGGTAAAAAATTGCAGAATGCAACGAGGACGATATGATTGAGGTTTTGACACTTACTGATTATAACGGTAACGCATATACATTTCCTGGGTCGTTCTGGATTTCAGACGATCCGTTTTCTAAAAATATTTCAGTACAAAAAACTTTTTACTCGGCGGGCGGGAGAAACATATCGGACAGTACCATCAATCCCCGGACTGTTGGAGTCAAGGGCACGCTGTACGCTAATGGCGGACAGACGTATGAGCAACAGCGCACAGCGTTGATGTCTGCAATAAACAAAGGCGGATTTTTATCACGCAATTTCGCCGGTGGGTCAAATAGATTTTTAGAGGTTGTGATTTTGGATTGCGCTTTTGGCCCAGAAGAGGGGCTGGCTTTAAAAGATGTTGAGTTGACTTTCTCTTGCGAATTTCCGTTGTGGCAAGAGACTACTCCGATGACAGATACCACGGTTGTGGCCGGGAATGATACGCTGACAATTGACAATAGTTTGTCTGAGCACATTGTCAAACCGGTTATTACTATCACGGCAGATCAAGCGGCGAATTTGCCGTCTGTAAAAATGATACAAAATTCAGACGGTGGAATGGTCTTTGAATACAATGATCCAAATTTTTTAATTGGCGATGTTTTAGAAATCGATTGTGAACATGGAACCGTAAAAAGAAACGGAACCGACTCAATTGCCTTTTTTAAACCTGCCCGTTTTCTCCGATTGCACCAAATGATAAATAGTATTAATTACGAGGGAGGCGCGTGTACAATTGTATTTACCTATAGGACGGTTTACCTGTGAGAAATCAAACGTATGGTGATGACAGATTTGGTAAATATTTATATGGAGGTGGAGTTCCTCCCGCGACGCATGACGCAAATGGGGCGGTATTTGTTGAGGTTTACGATCAAAACGGAAATTATAAAACAAATTTTCAGTCTGGAGTTGGTGATTTTTTAGGGTGTAGTTTTACTCACGATGTGTCAGGGTGTAGAGATTTTACGCTAAACTTTTCCAGCAAACAAAATCTAATAAAAAGGGATAGGATTAAAATATCTATTTTTAATTCAATCGATTGTTTTTTTACCGGGGTTGTCCGAAAAATTCCTATTGATGGAAGTACGGAAGCAAAATATGAATATACCGGGTTTGGGTATAATGATTTTTTGATACGGATAAATACTGAATCAAAAGTATACGCAAATAAAACGATAAATTATGTTGTTATGGATTTACTTGATACCGTGATTGTGGTTAAAAGTCCGATTACAAAAAACCTTGCAAAAATATCTTGTCCGGCGATAACTTTACCAACCTGTGATTTTGGATACAACAAGATGCAGGATGCTCTTGATGCGTTAAAAAAAATTGCCGCGTCTTCCGGGGTTGAATATATCACGGGGGTTGACAGAGAGGGTGATTTCTTTTTTCGTCCACGATTGACTGATATACAAAAAACATTGGTTGTGAGCGCGAGGGGAGATGACGGGATTGACGAGTATTCGCCGGAGGAAGAATCGGAGCCGAGGTCAAAATATTTTTTATTTGACAAGGCGGGAATTTATATAAATACGATTGCAAGTCTTGACGATATAGATATTTTTGAGGAAAAACTTGTGGCGCCTGAAATTGACAATGTGTCAGCGGAACTATGGGCCGAGGGCATGATGTTGGAAAAAAACGCTGTTGAAAAACGGGCTACAATCAGATGGAAAATAGAGCAGAGCTATCCTGTTGTTATGGTTGCGGACGGTACTGTCCGGGTTATCTGTAACATACCACCTACGGATTTGATATTGACAGGGCTTGGTTATGGTATGGGATACTACGGCGAGGGTTTGTATGGTGGTGAGCAATACAATGGCAAGGACCTTGATGATATTTTAAAAATAGTGCAGGTAAAATATACGTTAATGCCGGGAGTTATGATGCGGGATATTGAGTTGGGGAGTCTGCCGGTACGGATGGACGATCAAATTATTTCAGTCAATAAAAATTTAGTTGATTTAAGAATCAGCTTGGGGAGATGATATGGCAAATTACGCTTTTAGAAAACCGATAATTGGAGCTGACACGAATGCATGGGGGGCTTTTAATGATGCATTTTTGCGGTCTGCGTTAGGCGAACTATCGGCAGAGTTGTACAATGACGGAGGAGTGTTAAAATTATCCAAAGGGAGAATAGGAATTAATGATGGTGTCGTTGAGGCAATATCTGTAATTGATACTATCACTACACTATCGCTTGTCGGTTTGACGGCGGGACGGTGGGCGGCGGTAGAAATGGCAGTTGCCGGCACGGTGGTGACAATCTCAATTACCAGCATTGCGGCAGGCACCGATGAAGGAACCATGCCTGCGGCGGTCAAGGCGGCGTATGATTACGAAAAAAGAGCATATCATTTGACTGCAGGCAAAAGGCTGATAGGAATTGCCTTTATAAAATTGGCGGGCACACTCGGATTGGTGATAAATTGCGAAAACGGGAAATTAGGGTTTAAAAATATTGTGACTACTCAATATATTTCATCTGCCGGAGTATTGACCCTGTCCTATGTTGCATCATACGTGCAAGAGATAGGTGCATGGAATATGGATACTGCTCCTTCGCTGGATTTGTCGTATAACTACAGGGTTACAAATCCGTTGTCAATCGATGTTGTCATATATCAAGATGCTCCCGGTACACAGCATTTTTCTTTATATAATTTTACAAATGCCGCAGACCCTACTTTGATAGCCGGCGGGCTTTTTGGTTTTTCCTCCATCACTTTATCGTTAGCTCGCCGGACCGGAAGTGTTTTTGATGGTGCTGCCTTTAGCTCTGTTTTGGTGAATCGTGGTTTTGTCTACGTGTCATATTTTTTATAAGGAGTTTTTATGGCAAATATTTTTAAACCTGAACCTATAACTTACGGGGATTATAACGCGTGGGGTCCTAAAGAATTGGCGCAAAACGAACCCATGACGGGAGTCTTGACAAGCAAATTATATCTTGACGGATTGGCTTTAAAATTATCGGTTGGGTCAATCGGATTGAATAACGGGTCAAGTATCGGTATCTGTAAAATAGACACAGTTATAACCATATCACTGGCAGGGCTTACAATTTCGGAATGGGCGAAAGTCGAAATGTCCGTAGTGGGTACAACGGTCGTGCTTGCAATAACGTCAATGGGTATCACGACACCGCATATTTTGCCAACCGCTTTTACGGGTGCTTTTGACGGTGCAAAGGGGGCATACCACATTGTCGCTACAAAAAGATGTTTGGGAATTGTTTTTATCAATGCCGCAGGCGCGTGTGCTGGTATCATAAATCCAATGTCGTTTATCGATGCATATGATGGATATTCGACAAGCAATGATGGACTTGGATTTTATTATTATTTTAGCAAAAACGTGCAGTCAAGCAAACCGGTTAAAGTGCAAAAGGCGTTTATCTTAGACACTACTTTGCCTGACTTGCAGGAGGACACTGAACTTGTGGCGTCTTTGATGGGCGGCAGGCGCGCAACACTGCCGACGCTTGCGGACAATATCGGGCGGGTGATTACGCTTTGGAAATTGGAGGACAATCAATGGTGGTCGGAGGTTGCCGGCGAGGGCGCGGAGACAATCAACGGAGATAACATTTATTACCTCCGGCGGGTGCATGATTACATTACCGTAGTCGGGGAGACAACTGGCTGGCATATCATCGCAAACGGCGCGCCGAAAATTGTTGAACTCGGATGGACAAATGCAACAGATTTTACAAACCAACATATAGGATGCGCAGTGGCATTGACAGCGGCGGCGAATTTTTTAGTTGGAGACAAAATAGTCGGCACAACGTCGGCAAATTATGGATGGATAATCGGTAAATCTGGAAATACGGTTTATCTGCGCGATCATACTGACACTTCGACGACGGGATGGGCCAACGGAGAAACAATAACGCGATGGACGGTTGATGGTGCAACAGCGACAACGACGACAACTACAGCGGCGAGCAGAAACGTTGACGCTGATTTTTACCATGGATTAAATTCAACATTACCAAAAATAAAATTTACACTTTTGCTTTGTATTGCTGTTGCGGTAGCCGAGGCCTCGATGGTTTATAATTTGACAGGTGTTGGTGATGGAGGTGACGTGACATACGATTCCTCTGGAGTTTCTCTGTATGCCGCTACGGTTAATCAGGCAACAATACAAACTGGTACTGACGGATGGACTTACGTTAAAAGCGATGGCACGATAGGAAAAACAGCTGCGCAAGATTGGTTTTTTAATATAATTGCAGAGGTGAAATAAAATGAAAATACTGACAGAACTAACAGGAGTAAAACGTGAAATATTTTCTTTTGGAAACGACCTAAAAGAAACCGAAGGACTTTTTTTAGCGGAAGGGAATTTTGACCTTGACGGAAAACGCAAACGGGATTATTTCTACATTCCGGCGACAAACACCATCCGGTTGAAAACGCAAACGGAACTTGACGCGGAAAAAGAAAAAGCGCGGCGGCAGAAAAAAATAGAAAAAGTATCCGCGAAAATCGGCGTACTGATCGAGGCGGCGGCAACCTACGCGGATTTGAAAGTGGCAGTACAGGCGATACTGAACGAACCGACAGACTGAAAGGTACACAATGGCAAAATGCGAATTTCATGATATGGAGATGGAGACGATAGCGAGGAGGATTGATGGGATGGAAAAGAATCAAGGCGAAATTTTTACAAAACTTGACGGCATCCGGTTGACCTTATCCGATGCGCTCATGGGTATACAAAAAATGATGAACGGTGTGCTGATAAAAATTATTGTTATAGTCGGCGCGGGGCTGATTGGTGCAATTATTTTTATCGCTATCGAACTTAAAAAGGGGCCGTGATGTGCATGGATAAACGATTTTTTGCGATTGACCCGGAGTGCGAGGGGACACCGATACCGACGGAACGTATATTTCAAAAGCGAAATTGTGCGGTAACGGAACTTGTCATACATCATTCAGCGGGAACGAATTTGCGAGGGAACACACCGGAGATCGTGGCCGGAATTTTTGGCACCGAGGGGAAAAAGCTTTTTTACTGGCGAGACAAAGAAAAAAAACTACAATTGATAGAAACTTTTTTACTGAATCCTTTTACCGGTGGGCCCACATGGGCGAACGCGCAATTTGCATTGTATAAACCAAATGGTAAATGGGTGTTAGTGCCGCTTGTCAAATATCCGGTGTCTGATATATGCTGGCACGCGGGCAATCGATATATAAATCAAATTTCATTTGGTGTTGAAATCTGTGGCGACTATACAGGGCAGTACGTCGAGGAGTCAGCACTCACGGCTATTGCTGATGTGTTTCGTCCGTATTCGGAGGAGCAAAAAAAACAAGGGCGGGTTTTTAATATTTCCGGGCATCGAGATCATTTTGTTACCGCCTGTCCGGGGATGATATACGAGCAGTTGGGTACACTGCGCAAACTGATGGAGGTGTAAAAATGGACGTGATGCAATTTGTAAAAGCGGGTTTGGTGTTGGGATTCGTGGGCGTGATCCAGATTATCAAAGCGCTGGTTGATCAGGCGCGGGCAAAAAAAGCGCAGACTCCGATTGACGGTACCGTTTGGATTGTAGTCGTGGCGGTATCCGGCATCATCATGTCAGTGATTTCCGCGGGGATTGACCAGACATGGGATGTGTGGATCATCGTGCAAGGCTCGTTTATTTACGCGGCGGCGGCGTCGTATGTGTATCAGGTCGGCAAAGCGGCGGCGGGCAAATGACAGAGCTAATTGTTTTTTTACTTGGAGCGGTTTTTTCGGCGATAATCCTATTTTTTAATTTTACATACAAAGGCGGCAAAAATGAGAAACCTATTGATCCCGGTGTGCCTCTTTTTGATGGCAACGATAGCAAGCGCAGAGCCAAAGTCAGAGTCAAAAAATTGTTGGACGCTCTCCGAAATGGAAAAAGCGATTGAGGATGTTTGCCAGATCTATGAGGGCGAAATTGATTTAGCACAAGCTGAGATCTACCGACTACATCAAATAATTATTGCGGTTGAGGTACAAAACGACTGGCTGATTTTTGGCGGTGTGTGTGCGGGCGGGCTGGCGGTCGTGATGTCAATTTTATATTTTGCGAAATAACGTTTTCCATTCCCTTCTTTTGGGCCGGTTAAATTCCGGCCTTTTTTTTTGCCCGAATGTCCGAGACAATCAAAAAACCATCAATATATGTCCGTTTACGGTCTTTTATGGCATATTTTGCCTGTTTTGAAGTAGTTTTAGGCGGACGGCACCAAATCGAGCGGAAAAGATGCTAATATATCGCCGTGACTGGACGCAGGCCTGTATAGTGGTGTCAACATACCATGCCGATATTGCACGTCGCGGCAGTGCCTTTTTAGTCAATACAGGGCATGCCGATTTTTGACACAATTTTGCTGTTGGATTAAGCCCGCAAAAGGACAAAAAAAATAAAATATTTTTAAAATGTGCTTGACATTAGGACCGTTCAGGGTTATATTATATATAGATAGTGTAAATAAAAACTATCTAAAAAGGAGAACGAAATGAACAGGAATATACAATTTGATATGATTAACGGAGTTACCGAGGTTTTAGATTTTGATGAGTCCGCCGATTTTTGCGGATCTTTTTCCGACCATAATGCAGATCGTGAATTTCTCCGCGGATGGTTCGGCGAGGAATTCGACGGCGAGAGGGCTATGGAAGTCGGAGAAAAACTTTTCGCCCTGATCGATGCCGAATACGGAATCAAAAAACTATAGGCCGAAACCGGGGCAACCCGGTCGCAGCGTAATGCGCTGCCTGATGAGGCCGACCCGGACGGTAATCCGGGGAAGGAAGATGTTATGGAAAATTACGAATTTCTATTCCAAGTCACTCCGACAGGAGTGACTGTAGAACTGGACGGGGATATTATTTTATCCCCGTATGGGGATAGTCCGCAGGTTTTCGAAAACTTGCGGAAAGCAGGTGCTTTCGTGGCAGAGTTTAAAAAGACTCTGCCACGGAAACTTTCCAAGGCAGAGGCTTTCCTCGCGGCGGAGATTTCCGCCTTGGAAGGAAAAAACCGCGGACTCGCGGCGGAAATAAGGGACAACGAAAAGTCCCTTAGTGACTTAAAGGAAAGGGCCCGATGGGCCGCAGAAGAAGCCGATCCGGAGTCGGCTTCTAATCGGCGGGAAGCCGCTACAAGGAGGCGTATATGACAAGGAATTTGACACCCCATGCGGTGTCAATAATAACTTATTCGGGGGAGATGATCACAATTCTCCCTGAAGAAAAACCGGCAAGGGTGGTCACCGTGTCGGTACAACTTGCCGTGGTGGACGGCATACAGATCATTCACCAAAAATTTGGGGAGGTAGAAAACCTCCCCGAACCACAGGCCGACCTGTTACTAATCGTGTCGCAGGTTGTATTTTCGGCCTGCGGAGACAGGTCTGATCTAGTGTTTCCCGCGGATTTTGTCCGCAATGCGGCAGGGGCGATAATCGCTTGCCGGGCATTATCTAAATAAAACCGGCCCGGACGGTTATCCGGGAGAAGGAGAAATTATGAATAAATTTTACAGCACGGGGGAGATGTCCGAGATTCTCGGCGTCCTCCCGCGGCAGGTTCGGCGAATTGCCGAAAAATTAGGGTGCGGGAAACTGCACGGAGGAATCTGGACGTTCTCGGAAAAGGATTTAAAAAAAATGAAAAACCGAAAAACCCGTACGGGGGTGAACCGTGGAAAATAAAACTTTCTCCACGGCATTTATCGCGGCGCAAAAAAAACTTCATAACCTGAAAAAAACCGAATCGGGATATGCGGACCGATACCAGTACGCCGGACTGTCGGCGTTGCTGGAAATGTTACGGCCAGCATGCAACGCAGAGGGGATTGCGATAATCCAAACATGGACCATCGTTGATGGCAGTTTGGCAATGATTACGACACTACTGCACGAGTCGGGGGAAAAATTTGAAACGGCGGCGACAGTCCCGCTTATCGAAAATGAGAAATTAATGTCTGGCATCCAGCGAGTCGGTGCGACTGTCACCTATCTGCGGAGGTATCAACTTTTTTCACTTTTTGGAATTGACGGGGAGGACGATGACGCGGATAAAAAATCGGAAACCGGTAATACGGAAAAATCGGAAACTAAAAATTTAAAATCTTCGGAAATGGCGGCGGGACTTTTGAAACAATTAAAAATCCTTGCCGAATCTGGATTGCTCGTCGTTGATGAGATAGCTACCATGCGCGAGGAGGCGCAAAAATCTAAAAAAAATACGGAACAGCTTGCGTGTCTGTTGCAGACATACGGGGATCTTTGTAAATCGAGGGGGGGGCAATGAGCGAAGCAAAGAAATCCATTGGGGGACTATGGATTAAAACGGCGAAAGATGAAAGCATGAAATTTTTTTCCGGAAATATCGAAATTGACGGTAAGAAAATTCCGATTGTGATTTTTAGAAATAAATACAAAGAGGAGGGAACGCAAAAACCAGATTTTTTAATTTACGAATCGATTCCGCTGGCAAAAAAACCGGAGGCAGTACCGGTTGATGATTTTGAGGATGATATACCGTTTTGACGGACAGCCGAGTTTGCCGGGTTGCGGGCTGACAGCTAAACCGGAAATTTTAACAGGAGGAATGGAAAATGGAAAATGAAACGATTGTAAAACAAACAACTGACGTGACAGTCAGGGCAACGGCCATGTGTATCACGACACAGGATCAATACGTGGATGTGGTAAATTTTGTCAAAGATATTAAAAAATTGACGAAAGAAATTGGAGAGACTTTTGAACCTATCGTAAAAAAAGCCCACGCGGCGTGGAAGGAGGCGACACAGCAAATGGCGAAATTTTTATTGCCGGTGGAGACGGCTGAGAAAATTTTAAAACAGAAAATGTCAACTTGGACTGCGGCGCAGGAGGCATTGCGACGGGCAGAGGAGAACCGAATAAGGGAAGCCGCACAAAAAGCGGCAGAGAAGGAACGTGAAAAACTGGCGAAAAAACTTGACCGCAAAGGCGACATAGAGGCGGCAGAGGAAGCGCGCGCGGAAGAAATTTATGTACCGCCGGTCAAAATTGATGCGCCTGTCACCGAGGGTGTATCCTATACAGAACGGTGGAAATTCGACGTGATCAGCGTTGACGACGTGCCGAGGGAGTACATGATGGTCGATACCGTAAAACTCGGACAGGTTGTCCGGGCGATGAAAGGGAATGTGACAATTCCCGGCGTAAAAATCTGGGTTGAGAAAACCCCCAATGTCCGATAATTTTATTTATGACGGCGGGGCCCATGAACACTATATGGGCCTGCGCCGTATTTATTCCGTGACTCAAATTTTATCCCTTGCCGGGAGAATTGACACCCGGTGGTATAAACGAGGGAGCGCGGAACTCGGAACGACAATACACAACCAATGCCATGACCTGCGAAACTGGATTTTTTCGGATGACGAACATCCAAAAGTCGAGGCATTTAAAAACTGGATGAAACTGTCAGCGGCTGAATTTGTAATAACGGAAATGGAAATTCCGATGCTTTCAGAACAATTTTATTATTGCGGGAAAATTGACATACTTGCAAAACGGTCTGGCAAATATTGTGTCATTGATATAAAATCAGGGGCACCGGAAAAATGGCACGAAATGCAACTTGGTGCATACGCATGGATGATCCGGGAGACATACAAACTAAAATATTTGCCGGACGGGTACGGATTGTATTTAAAAACAGGCGGTAAATTTAGTTTTCCAAAAAAAGACACTACGGTAGGATTCGCGGATTTTAAAATTTGCATGGCGGAGGTAATTACAAAATGAAAATAGTTTTAATATCAAGTTTATTTGATGCGAAAATCACGGATACTCATTATATGATTCCTTTGCGGTACGAGAATTTTTTGTATTTAAAAAAAATGGCAGAGAAGGCGGCAACAGACGAAATCATAACTACTATATCCGTAGCAGATAAAAACCGAACGACAGGGGAGAGATCGCAGAACCACCACATCAACGGACACATCCAGACGATAGCACAGGAGACGGGATCGGCGTTTGGTGCGGTAAAAGAGCATGTTAAAAAATTGGCGATTGATCGAGGGTATCCTTTTACCGAGTTGAGGGACGGAACAATTCTCCCGTGCAGCGAGAGCGATATAACAACAGAGCAAGCAGGATTTTTAATTGAGGCTATACACCAATTTGCGGCCGAATTTGGGATCCAGCTGAAAGGAGGAGATGAATGAGAAAACAAACCATGACGTCTCTACGCAAAAAGCTGGACAAGGTTTTTGCGGAGTACGTTCGCGCGCGCGACGGCAATGTATGCTATACGTGCGGACAACCGGGGAATCAGGCAGGACATTTTTTCTCTCGGAATCATTTTAGCGTCCGATGGGATGAGACAAATGTGCATTGCCAATGTGTGCGATGTAATTTGACTTTGGGTGGGAACGTGCATGCATACATACCTAAATTCGTTGAGCAGTACGGGCGACAGGCATACTACGATTTGCAAATCAAGGCAAACACAATTGCTAAACATAGTAATGACTGGATGCTGGAGCAGATAAATTACTACACAAAAAAAATGGAGGAATTGGAATGACGGACGAAATTGAATATACGGTGCGATTAAAAAATGGAAAAACGCTGACTGTCCGGGCGGAGGATATGACTGACATGCATAAACAAATGGCAAAAAAAGGCGAGGCGAAAAAAGATTATTATGTTGTCGGCTGGTTGAGATTGTCTTTGCCGAAACAGCAGGGATTCCCAGAAATTTATTGACAAGTCGTTTTATCTGTGCTATTGTAATATACAATTGTGACAGCAATTAATTTGAGTTTTTGAGCCTGTTGCGATGCTGTCACATTGCGGCAGGCTTTTTTTATTGGAGGTCAAAGTGTTATTAGAAAAAAAAGAATACAGGGATTTGATACCGCCATTGAGCGCTGCGGAATACGCGGGCCTTGAGCAGTCGTGCATAAAAGAGGGAATCCGGGAAGCGATAATAGCTTTTGACGGCTTTATCATTGATGGACATCATCGGTATGAGATTGCAAAAAAACACGGCCTTGAGTATCGGACAATCGAAATGGAATTTAATTGTAAGGATGATGTGCTCATCTGGATTATTGACAATCAGTTTGCCCGGCGCAACCTGCTGGACATCGTCAAGGCCGAGCTGGCACTGATGAAGAAGGCGATACTGGCAGCGAGGGGGCGAGCGAATATAGCGGACGGACAGGAGCGCAGACGATTGAAAGAGAGCGGCCTAACTTTATCAACAATTGATAAAGATACGCACAACACGCAAGCAGAGCTTGCCGGCATGCTTGGCTGGAGCACGGGCAAGTTTGCACAGGCGGAAATCATTATCAAAAAGGCGACACCGGAATTGCTAAAAGAGGTGCATCGCGGCGAGAAAAGCATAAATGAAGCGTACACCGAATGCAAAAAAAAAGAAAAAATAGAAAGACTAAAAATTCCTATCACTGAAGACACATCAAAAAAAAATATCAAATTGTTTTGTGCTGATATGCTATTAAAAATTCCGACAATAGGTAAATTTGATTTGATAATTGCAGACCCGCCGTATAATGTGACAGAATGGGAATGGGATAAAATAGGTTCTGATTTTTTACCACAAACAAAAAAATGGTTGCAGGTTTGCAAAGATGCGTTAAAAGAGCAATATCATTTGTTTTGGTTTTGCTCTCCGTCTTATGCGGCAGATATAGAAATGATTTTTAGAGAATTAAATTTACCTATTTTGTCAAGGATTGTATGGCACCGAAGGAATATGAGTATGGGTAGTGTTATAAAAAATAAATTCATTGATTCATGGGAAATGATTTTCCATTCTGGAAATCGTGAATTGAATTTACCTACAAAATGGGATGATAAAAGATTCGACGTTCAAACGTTCGCAGTACCGCAAACTAATTTTACCGATATGAAAATACATCCAACACAAAAGCCGATAGAATTAATAAAAATACTTGTAGAATTTGGATCTCATGATGGATGCAGAGTTCTTGATCCATTCGCAGGTTCCGGAGTTACTGCTGCAAGTTGTGACCATAGAGAGTACGTATTAATTGAAAGGAACAAGGAATATGCAACAACCATCAAAAACAGATTTAATCTTTGAAAATAATTGGAGAAGGCAACAAGAAATAAAAGGGCGTGTCCTGATCGATGTTATTTATAATAAATTATTTTCTACACAAAATTATAAATGCATGATTTTACGGAATGAGAGAGAAGATGCAGATATACTTGATAAACATTTCGCGATTGATGTTCAAATAAAAACATTGACGGGGTTGATTCTTGTTGGACAAGAAAAAGTTTTAAGCAATGAATTTGTAAAATTTAAAAGTTTGACGATAGAGCATTATCAAAATTGGCGAACTATGGAAATTGGAGATTGGTATAAAATGGCCGTTCAGTTTTATTTTGTTGGTTATCTAAATAAAGAAAAAACTGGTTTTGAAATATGGGTATTGGTTAATTGGGCAAATATAGTAAAAAGAACTTTTTTAAATGAAATAAAATGGATAGAGCAGCAAAATAAAAAAGAAGGAGCGAAAGCATCTTTTAAGTATTGTCATTTTGATTCTTTGCCTCCGGATTGTATTATGTATTCTAGTTTGGTTGGCGCATGACTGGCTTCAGTCTGAGGCGTTTAATTCGGTACGGATTTGAAATCGGCGGGATTGACACCTGAGTTTATCCGTGCTACTATTGACCGTGCAAATAATCAGGGCACGTTATCATGCAAAATCAAGAGCCCTTTTTTATCGGGGCAAGACTGTTTTTTTGCATGGCAGTCGGCAGGAGTGATTACCTGCACCCGATATAAAAGGGCTTTTTTTATTGGAGGGTGTGAAAATGAAAATTGATTGGTTAAAATTAGACGTGAATATTTTAAACGATTCTAAAATAAAACTGATTCGTAACTATCCGGACGGTGATAAATTGGTTGTTTTATGGATTGGCTTATTATGCCTTGCGATGAAAAGCAATGAGTCTGGTTTAATTTACGTGACGCAGGGTATCCCTTTTTCTGTCACTGATTTGTCGAACGAATTTGATATAGAAATTAAAACGGTAGAACTTGGATTGAGTTTATTCCGGCAATACAATATGATTGAAATTGCACAGGGGGGAACAATAGAAATTATAAATTTTGAGAAACACCAAAGCCTTGACAGAATTGAAAATATGAAAAAATTAACAAATGAAAGGGTTAGAAAATTCCGGGATAAACAAAAATTGATATGTAACGTTACTGAAACGTTACGTAACGCGGATGTAACGCAACAGATTAGACTAGATAAGACTAGACTAGATAAGAATAAAGAAGATAAGACAATCAAACCAGATAAACCGACTAAACCAATTAACACAATCGAAAAGAATACTAATTTTATCACTCTTTACAACGCATATCCTAGACATATCGGAAAAGTATTAGCATACAAAGCATATACAGCGCGGATAAAAGAAGGGGTACTACACGATACACTAGTGATAGCGGTTAAAAATTACGCGGCGGAGGTGGAAAGAAACCGGACGGACGAAAAATATATCATGCATCCGGCTACGTTTTTAGGGCCATCGGCGCGGTATGCTGACTATGGCGGGCAGAAAGAGGTAAACCAGAAACCGGAGCTGTTTTGTCCGGAGTGCGCGGCGGTTATTTCAAAAAACAGTTTTTGCTGGAATTGCGCGAGGACGATGAAAGGGCTTACGAAAAAGCCGAAAATTGAAGAATTAAAGGAGGGGTGAAAGATGGACAGTTTAAATTCAGTGTTGATTGAAGGGACGATTGAGGGAGCGGTCGAAACGGTGCTAAAAGATGAAGCTGCGGTATGCACTTTTACAATTTCGTCAAACAGATTTTACAAAAGAGCGAAAGAATACCAAAAAGAGATTTCTTTTTTCACCGTAATGGCATGGGGCGAGGTTGCTATAAAATGCGCACTGCTATCACCGGGGCAGGGCGTTCGCATTGTCGGTCGGTTGTGGCAGAGCAACACTGGCGCGGTATTGGTTCGTGCTGAGATTGTGGAGAGCAAACCGGAGAGCGCGGAAAAAAAGGCTTGACAAATTACGCCGGGGCGAGTATAGTTATAGATAGTAAATCCCTTGACAGGGATGTTATAACCATGTTTTTAAATGAGCCGTAAAAGGTTCAGGGTGTTTTGACAGGGGTCACATGGTTCCTCTGTCAGACTGTCAACCCTGAATTTTGTACGGCTTTTTATTTTTTAGGAGGTTTTATGACAACAAAGGAAATTGCGGAGGCGGTTGGAAAAACAGAACGTAGCGTGCGAAACTGGGTAGCGAAGGTGGCGGAAAATTTTTCCGCCGTGGCGGAAAAATCTTCCGCGAGCACTTCAACATATCCTGCTGATTATGATTTGGAAGAAACTTGCCTAATTATCGAAGAGGGCATAGGAAAGAATGCCGCCGATCTTTTTAGGATGGGGGCGAAAAACAATGTAAAGGTAGTTCCACAAAATGTGGCAGGATTTGACAAATTGGCAGAGTCCATTCTGTCGATGGTTTCCGCTGTCACTCGGTTATGCGACAGACAGGAATCTCAAGAGGGTCGACTTTCCATTCTTGAGAAAAAACCTTTACAAATTGATTTTACTCCAGACCGATATTCGATTTTAGGATATTGCAATTTCAAAAAAATACAGATTACATATTCCGAGGCAATCCAGTACGGAAGGAAAGCTGCAAAAATCACGAGGGAAAAAGGATTTGAGGTTCGGAAAATTGCGGATGAGCGGCATGGTACTGTAGGGAGTTATCCGATCGAGATACTCAATGATATTTTTGAACTATAAAAAGATAGGTGAAGCATGAGATTAAACGAATACGAGCGGGCCATACTTGGATCCGTGTTGATTGATCCGGGGATGATTGATGAGTGCGTGCTTTTGCCTGAGGATTTTACGCAAAAAGAAAATCGCTCTCTGTTTGCCGTATTGCAACAAATGCGGGTTGATCATAAACCAATCGATTTAGTTACCGTGGCACAGGAGATAGACAAGGAGATTGTGCCTGTACACTATCTAGCGGGGTTGCCGGAGCTGTCGGGAAATTTTGAATTTTACGTGCGGGAAATTTTGAGGGTGTCGGTTGCGCGGCGGTTGAAAAAATTACCGCTGTTGATTGAGGATGCGCTAAAAATTGGAGACGCATACGAGGCTATCGAGATAATTGACAAATATATCCATGAGCACGGCGACCGGAAAGAGAATAATATTTTCGAGGTGAAAAATTTACTGACACCGGCGATTAACAGGATTGAGGCGGCGTATTCCCGGAAGCCGGGGACTATGAGCGGGATCACGACAGGATTTACAGGGTTGGATTTGTCAACCGATGGATTTCAAAACGGGGATCTTATTTTTGTTGGGGCGCGGCCGTCAATCGGAAAAACAGCGATTTTGTTACATATGGCAAAGTCGGCGGCACAGGCGGGGCACGTTGGGGGAATTTTTAGTTTGGAAATGGACAAAAATTCTTTGATGAATCGAATTATTGCGGCGGCTGGAAAAATGGAATTACTGGCTATCAGGTCGGGAAAAATGCGGACTAGTGATTTTCATGATTTATTGAACGGCGCGGAACAGATAAACAAAATGAATTTGTTGATTGACGATACACCGAACATGCATATTCGAGATTTAAAAGCGAGTGCGAGGAAAATGCACCGGATGGGAGCGCGGATTTTGTATGTGGATTACTTGACGTTGATTAGAGATTCAAACCGGGGGATGCCGAAACATGAACGGGTCGGGGAAATTACAAAAGATTTACGGCAGATAGCGAGGGAGTTAAAAATTCCGGTTGTTGTTGCCAGTCAGTTGAACCGAGACGCGGAAGGGAAAAAGCCGAGCTTGGCGGAATTGCGGGCGTCCGGGAGTGTGGAGGAAGATGGGGATGTGGTGATCCTTTTACATCGAGATCGCAAAGGGGATGATTTTTTTGTGATGTTGGAAAAACAGCGGAATGGCCCGGTGGATGAATTTCAAGTTAATTTTCATAAACCGTCGGCGAGTTTTTCGGATTTTTAAGGAGGGCGTGAAAAATCCTTGACAAAAAGATGAATATGGGTTATGATTTGATTGACTGATAGGCAGTCAATAAGTATGGTTTTTGAACCCCTGTGATTTTTGCCTATCAGAAATTGCGGGGGTTTTTTTATTGGTGAGGCGAGGCGCGGCAGGGCGGGGCCGGGCCCGGCGCGGCTTGGCATGGCATGGCACGGCAGGCACGGCGAGGCAAGGGCGCAGATGCGTACCGAAAAAAAAGAAGAAAGGGAAATATTATGGCAAAAACAAGAGAGACGACGATCGAGTTAAAACCGATTAACATTCAGAAAATTTTAATGGAAATAGAAGGGGATTCGCCTTTAATTACCCATGCATGGAGTGCAAAGTCGAAAAAGGAAATGCTGGATAAAATGCAGAAGAAAGCAAAAACGGCAAGGGTATCGAGAGACCCGGAGAAAGATTATCAAGAGGCGTTTTATAGATTGCCCGGAGGAGAACCAGGATTCCCGACGATAGGATTCAAAGCGGCCGCAGTGAGCGCGGGAGGACGTTTCTCTGAAGGTATGAAAATGACGGAAATGCGCGGATCATTTCACATTGAAGGGGAACTTGTGGAAATCATAGGTGAACCTGAAATGAGAGAGGACACGGTACGGGTTGGCATGGGATCTGCTGATTTACGGTATCGACCGGAATTTAAAAACTGGAAAACGTATCTGCCTATTCGATACAACGCAGACAAAATCAGCCTTGACCAACTCGTTAATATTTTCAATTTGGCCGGGTTTGGTGTGGGTGTCGGCGAGTGGAGGCCGGAGAAAGACGGTCAATACGGAATGTTTCACGTTGTCTCTATAAAGCAGGAGAAAAAAGCATGAAAAACAACGGGTATAAAATATCAGGGTATCGGTATAAAAATAAATGTTCCGCCACTTGGGGTGATGCAAATGACATTGCAGGGGAATTGAGTTTGCTTGAAATTCGGACACCACAAAAAATTGTAGAGTTTGCGAAAGACAGTTCTACGCATTTGCATAAAATATTTTATAGCATAAAAGATAAAGACGCCGCCGATATTTGGCGGTTGGATGAGGCTCGGCGGTTGTGTCAAAACATGATTACGATTTATACAAAAAAAGATGAAGAGGATTTTTGTGTAAAAACTTTTGAAAGTATAAAAATTGACATGATACTTGAAGATGAAGATGCGCCTGCCAGCAGAATGTACATAGATGTTGTTTCCGGGTTGAGAGATAATGATTCCCGGTTAAAGATTTTTGATGAGGTTATAAAATTGCAGAATCAGGCTACGGCAAAAATGGTGGCGCTGAGAGACATAGAGTCAAAACTAATCCCGTGAGGGGTTTAGATAGGCGAGGCGCGGCATGGCACGGCTGGGATAGGCAAGGCGTGGCACGGCGCGGCGAGGCAGGGCAAGGCAGGGTTTTTTTTGAAAGGAGGAAAAATGAAAACAGTATCGGAAAACGTGATAAACAACATTATTAAAGAGGCGACGGAACGCGGGGCGAATCCGTTTGCTGCGATAAAAATATACTTAAAATATAAACCGATGCCTCCGGCATATCAGTGCATCCGGTGTAAACACCGGGCACAGGCATACTCCGATCATTTGTCGTGCATGATTATGGGCGTGTCGGCAGACCCGGAATCGTGGGTTGAAAAATACAACGGGTGTATGGTACACCATAACGGCGAAGCGTATAAATAAAAAGGAGTGGATATGGACGATATAAATGTAGCGGTATTGTGTGGCCGCTTGACGAGAGATGCGGAACTTTCGTACACGGGCGGAGGGTATGCAATCGGGAAACTTTCGATTGCGGTGAACAGCAGTAAAAAAAAGGGAGATGAGTGGGAAAAGGTGGTCAGTTTTTTTAACTGCGTAATTTTCGGAAAACGCGCGGAGGCATTGCAACAGTTTCTGGAAAAAGGAAAACAGATCGTTGTTTCCGGGGCGTTGAGTCAAAATAGGTGGGAAGACAAAGAAGGGAAAAAACACAGTGACGTAAATGTCATCGTGGAGTCCGTGGAGTTGTGCGGACCTGGAAAAACTGGCGTGAAATCCAACGGGCAGGCGGAAGAACCGAACGGGCAGAATTATGAAGAGTGTCCTTTTTAGAGCGGGAAAAATGCTTGACAATTTGCCGCAGGGTGGAGCAGTGGTAGCTTGACGGCCTCATAAGCCGGTGGACGCCGGTTCGATTCCTGTCCCTGCGTATAGTGCGAGAGGTGGCCGCACTTAAAATAAATGCGCCCACGGTCGGAGACGCCTAACAACTCTCACAGGAATGTGAACGCCTGACAAAAACGGACGACGGTGTGCGGGTAGAGACGGAGCCCGCTGACGCCGGGAATAGACCGGCAAGTATTTTTAATCCGCCGGATGCGCTGGCTTTGTGCCAGCGCGGCGGGTTTTTTAAGGAGGGGAAAATGAACGCGAAAGAATTTATTGACAATCTGAGTACGATGAAATGGTTTGCAGGCGCGGGAAAAATTAATCCTGTGTGGAAAATGTTTGACACCCGTGATGCGGCGAGGGATGCAGCGAAGGTTGCGGCGTGGGATGCGGCGCTGGATGCGGCGTGGGGTGCAGCGAAGGATGCGGCGTGGGGTGCAGCGTTGGATGCGGCGTTGGATGCGGCGAGGGACGCGGCGAAGGTTGTGGAGAGGGATGCGGTGTGGGATGCGGCGAGGGTTGCGGCGAAGGTTGCGGCGAAGGTTGCGGCGAGGGATGCGGTGTGGGATGCGTCGGGGGATGCGGTGTGGGATGCGGCTCGTATAGCTGGCTGTTTGGTTGTTGCGGAGTTAATCGACAAAAAACACATAGGTTTTTGTGATGAGGTTGCGGAGATTTGGTCGGCTGGGTATGGTCGATACGCGACGATTGACAGCGTTCACTACGTGTATACGAGGCTGGGGCGGAGTGAAAAATGAACGCGAAAGAATTTATTGACAATCTGAGTACGATGAAATGGTTTGCAGGCGCGGGAAAAATTAATCCTGTGTGGAAAATGTTTGACACCCGTGATGCAGCGTTGGTTGCGGCGTGGGATGTGGCGAAGAATGCGGCGAGGGATGCGGCGTTGGGTGCGGTGTTGGATGCGGCGTGGACAGCAGCGTTGGATGCGGCGGGGGATGCAGCGAAGGATGCGGTGTTGGATGCGGCGAAGGTTGCGGCGTTGGGTGCGGTGTTGGATGCGGCGAGGACAGCGGCGAGGGATGCGGCGGGGGATGCGGTATGGGATGCGGCTCGTATAGCTGGCTGTTTGGTTGTTGCGGAGTTAATCGACAAAAAACACATAGGTTTTTGTGATGAGGTTGCGGAGATTTGGTCGGCTGGGTATGGTCGATACGCGACGATTGACAGCGTTCACTACGTGTATACGAGGCCGGGAGGACAAATAAATGAGTTATAATTCAGACTGGCTGAAAAAACATAGCGTGATTCTTGCCGGGAAACGCGAGTGGGTTTATATTTGCGAGGACGCAGACAGGGAACTCATGGAGATTGTGGCAGAACGTGACGCGGTTATAAAGTCGGCGTGTGTGTGCGGATCGTGCAAACGATGGGAGAGAGAGGATGAACTGTGTTTAGCTTTCGACAAACACAAATCCCGGAAAGATGCCTGTGACCAATGGGAGGAGATAAAATGAAGTTGAATTTATACAGACTATCCCACATCTTGGGATCCATAGGCAAACTTACTTTGATTGCGGTCGGTGTCACGGCTGTGTGTTTTTGCGGGTGGCTTGTCTTCGCAGATTTTTTTAAATGTTTTAGCTATCCCGGAACAGAAATGTTGTCGGCCGCGGCGAGGGAAATGCTGTTGCACATGCTTTTGTATATCCAAATTTTCACATTCGGACTGGCATTCGCATTGTCGTTTTTAATGCACGACCGGAAGGGCAGAATGAAACGCACATTTTGCAGCGTGGAGCAGTTGGAGCAGGAGCGGGCGTCCATTGATGATGTGATCCGGGTGGCGAAAGAAAATAGAAAGGGGAAGAAATGAAAATAACTTTAAACTGGCTTAAAAAACACGGCGCGTGCAGCGCGAGTATGGAAATGTTTGCCGCGCAGCCAGAACGCGATGCCGCTGCAATTATCAAACTGCTAATCGCAACGAACATGGATTGGGCGAACTGGCTTATCTGTCAAATGTTTACACGCAAACAAAAAATAATGTACGCGGTATTTGCAGCAGAGCAAGTGTTGCCTATTTTTGAGTCAAAACACCCGGATGATAACCGGCCACGGCTGGCAATTGAAGCGGCAAAAAAAGTGATATTACGGAACTCTATAAAAAATCGTTCCGCTGCCTATGCCGCTGCCGTTGCCGCTGCCGCTGCCGCTGCCGCTGCCGCTGCCGCTGCCGCTGCCTATGCCGCTGCCCGTACCGCTTCCGCTGCCGATTCCGCTTCCGCTGCCGATTCCGCTTCCGCTGCCTATGCCGCTGCCTTTGCCTCTGTCGCTGTCGATTCCGCTGTGGATGCCGTTGCTCTCGTCCGGGCAAAAATGCAAACAATTATCACGTACGGGCTGTCGTTGTTGGAGGGGAAAAAATGAAAATAATTTCTTTTGATCCTTCTTTGCGGCACACCGGCTTTTATTGGCATAACGGAATTGACGGAAATTCCGGAGTGATAGAACCAACGGGAGAACGTATTGACAGTCTTGCACAAATTTTGATGGAGGTATCCGCAATTACGCAAAATTTAACCAGTGAATGGGTGTGCGTAGTTGAAGGGTACGCGTTTGCGGCAAAAGGTCAAGCCGTGACAGTACAGGCGGAGGTTGGCGGGATCATCCGGGCGGTTGCCAGATTAACCGGGATGTACGTAATAGAGATTGCCCCGCAACAGTGGAAAGCTGAAATCATGGGCGCAGTTGGATGTCAGTTGAAAAAACGAACAAAGGCGGAAATCGCGGAGTATCTAAAATGGGTGCACCTCTCTACCTCCCAAACATTTCTTACTACCCATGAGGCAGATGCCTATATGATGGCAGAGTACATCCGGCGGAGAAACAGCATAAAAGAACTGTTTCCGAAGGATGCGGTATGATCCGAAACGGTAAAAAACGCGAAAAAGAAATAAAACCGGGAAACAAGGAAACCGGGGTCAGCATGAGGCAATCAAAAACCGAGGGAATAAATGACAGTAACAGAAATTGACACAGAGATTGTCAGCCTGAAAGAACAGCTTGCCGCGTGTAGGGGTACGGAGTGTGAGGTGTACGCCCGGATCGTGGGATATTATGCACGAGCAACCAGGGTAAACATCGGGAAACAGGAAGAATTAAAAATGCGGGTTCCGTTTGATATTCGAAAAGTGCTTGACCGTATTCCAAATATGTGATAACATGGTAACATGATGATAGAAAAAAAATGCTCTATTTGTGATACTGTATACGAGGTTTATCCTTCACATGTTAATAAAAAAACAGTGTGTAGTATTTTATGTAAGCGCAAAAAAGAAGAAATTGAAAAGATTTTAGTTGCTTGCTTGCAGTGTAAAAAAGAATACAGAGTAAATCCATCGAGGGTTAAAAATGAAAAATATTGTTCGACAGAGTGTAGAAAAAAGTATAGAAAAGAATTATTAAAACAAACATGTGTCCAATGCGCCAAAGAGTTTTATAAACAGGATAAAACTATATGTTGCACGATGAAATGCAGAAGTTTGTATTTTTCTGGAAAAAACAGCCATGCATATAAAACAGGGAAAAGTATTCAATCTACTGGATATTCTCTTGTTTTAACAGGAATAAAAAAATACGAGTTTGAGCACAGAAGAAGAATGGAAATAGCAATCGGAAGAAAACTTAAAAGGGGAGAGATAGTTCATCATTTAAATGGTATAAAAACGGACAACCGTTTTGAAAATCTTTTATTGATGAATAAAGCAGATCACGACAGGATGCATACGGTTGAAAGACATAAAACAGAAAAACTTTTTCGGAAAAGAACGGGTGCTGTTCAAAGTTCCGGAATTTAAAGATTAAATAAAAATATTTGACAAATCTGCATATATGTAATACATTGTATTACTAATGGGTAAAAAACTTGCAAAGCAAAAGCCAAAACAAAAAAAACTTGTCGGGAAGGTTGGGCAGTTACCGCAAAATTGGAAACCGGGGCAATCCGGGAATCCTAATGGACGGCCTCGGCGTGAGGAGTGTATTACCGACCTGCTGAGAGCGGAGGCGTACGAAAAATTAAAATTTGAAGGAACGTTGATGGAGAAACGGCAAGCGTTGGCGCGGATGGTTTGGAAATTGGCGCTTGATCCGGATAATGTGTATAACTGCATGCGGGTATATTTAATCGACCGGGTTGACGGCAAACCAATACAGAGGATTACGGGAGAAGGGGAGGATGGTTCAATTCCGTTGGAGGTTACGTACAAGGTGATTCCGCGGGTAGTGCTCAATGACGATTGATTTTTCCGATCTGGACAAAGTTACCAATAAAAAATACCGAAAATATTATGATGATTCTAGACGTTTCCAGATATACAAAGGGGGCGCGGGGGCTGGCAAGAGCGTGTTTTGTGCTCAAAAAATTGTGTATAACAGCCTCGTTAATGCCGGGTATAACGGATTGATACTGCGTAACACGGGCAGGGATAATCATGATTCAACGTTTTCTGAATTGCGAAAATGTATTGCAATGTTTGGGATGCAAGATTTATTTGAGGTTAATCGGTCTAGGGGCGCGGAAGAAATAACATGCAAGCTCAACCATAACAAGATGATTTTTCGGGGGCTGGATGATGTTGAAAAGGTCAAGTCTGTCACGTTTGAGACGGGCGACCTTGTTTTTATTTGGTGCGAGGAAGCGTCCGAAATAGCGGAGGCTGATTTTAATCAACTAAATTTGAGATTGCGCGGAACCGGGGATATTACGAAACATATTATGCTGTCGTTTAATCCGATTGATGCCGGGCATTGGATAAAGTCGAGATTTTTTGACATACCTCTTGATGCAAAAGACGGGTTTATCTGTGAGTCTACGTTTCACGATAATGTTTTTTTGGATGATGCGTATAAAGCGGAGTTGGAAAAATTAAAAGATGTTGATTATTACTGCTATCAAGTGTATGTTCTCAACCAGTGGGGGAGCAGGACGGGGGCACAAGTTTTTAATAATTTGCAGATACATGATTTTGAGGTTATAGAGTACAACATGTCAAATATCAGGCATGGATTGGATTTTGGATATAACCATGCAAACGCATATATTCGATGTGGATATAAAGACGGGGAGTTGTGGATATGGAGAGAGCACTACGCCAAGCGACAGCTTAACAAAGATTTTATAAAATCTGTGGAGGAGCAACATGCCGATAAGGGCTATCGGATGACAGCGGACAGTGCGGACCCGGATAAAATCGCAGAATTTAATCAATATGGATTTTTGGTTGACCCTGCGCGCAAAGGGCCTGACAGTCTGCGGCGCGGTGTAGACTATTTAAAATCTTTACCGGCAATCCATATCCATAAGAGTAATTGCCCTAACACGGCGAGAGAATTTGCGCGGTTTAAGTACAAAGAAATTAAAAGCGGGATAATCCTTGACACTGTAGTTGAGATAGATGATGATACGATAGCGGCGGTGCGTTATGCCATTGAGGATATGATTGCATCGGAGAGTGCGGACGGCAAACGTCATTTTTTTATGCGGAGGTAGTGTGCATATTTATCAGCGGCAAATTGACAGGATAAAACTCGACGTGCAGGCTATGCAAAAAAAACCATTTCGGAATTTTGGGAAAATCGGGAGAGCTAAGAAAACGATTGCCGCATTGCAGGAGGCGGGCAGGGATATACTCAATACGGCGATTACAGGGACAGGCACGGTGGAAGGCGAAATTGATCGGAATAATTATCGGTCATATGCAAAACAGGTACAGGGGATTTATGATATGTACCGGGGTGTTAAGGATTATGGTGTGGATTTATGCCGGGCAGTTGTGGAGACGCGGGTTGCGTTTATCAGCGGCGAGGGGTTGTCAATCTACTCCGACAACGATGCCGCACAAGATTTTATAAATGATTTTTTGGATTATAATAAACTTACAGGATCAAGGCTCGCCGATATTACCACGATAGGGGAGTTAGAGGGCAAAGTTTTGTTAACGTTGACTGGCGATGAAAAAGAGCGGAATATTAATGTTGGAACGATCTCCTGTTTTAAAAATAAATATGTGATTTATGATGAGGGGCGCCGAGCAACATATTGCGAACCGGAAACAAATATAGAGAAAGATTATGATATGGATAGAATGGTATATATAAAACTTGGCGGCGATCCGGGGGATTATAACAATACAACAAATCGATTACATTGCATTTTAACCGAGATAGAGAATTTCAGTCGTGCCAAATTTGACTTGAGAAAAAACACTCATGTGTTTGGAAAATATATGCCGTATTGGAGGACAGACAAAGACCGGCCGGGGGATGCGGCGGCAATCATGAATGATCTGGCTGGTAAAAACTGGGCGATCGGGTACGGGTATGCGGGGAGTGCAGAGTTTAGTCTGGTTGAGCCGTCGGGTGCGGCGGGCAAGGCGATCATGGAGGACGTGCTTTTAAGCCTAAAATGTATATCGACTACCACCGGGATCCCCATACATTGGTTTGCATGGCCGGAGTTGATGTCAAACCGATCGACGGCAGAAACTCTGGTTGAGATGATAAGCGCGGCGACAAAAAAAGAACGGTTGGTTTGGGAAGAGTCGATCAAGGAGTTGATTTATAAAGCTATGGTCATTGCTGTTGACTCCGGGTTTATCACAAACGAGGCTTTGACAAAAGAATTTACCGTAAAATTACCACTTGTGAGTTATGCGGCGTTACAACAGATTACAGATACATGGATTCCGCTTTTGCAAGAGGGCCTTGTCAGTCGTGCAACGATTCTCGGGATGCTTCCGGGAATTAACCCGAGTGCGGAATTAAAACAAATCGAGATAGAAAAAGAAGAGGCGGGGAAAAACAGTCCGCTTAATAACGATACAACAGATGATACATTGGACGAATTGCAAAAAAAACCGGAGGACGAAAATGACGCAACAGTTGACAATAGGGTCTGATAGTAATGAGATCAAAGGGGAGCCCGTCTATAACGGGTCTGCGAGTCTGTCTACTACAAATGGGGTATGGGTTTATTCCGATCCAATTGTAGTACCGGAGGGGATCGGCAAATTTAAGCACTGGCTTATATCTTTGCGTGCATCATCGTCAAACGTGTCCGCGAAAATGATGTATTCCATTTCTCCGCGTGATCAAATTTTACAGGGTGGTGCAAACTGGGATGACTGGGATGCAGGGCTTGTCACGCAAAACACCACGGATATGATCGGGCCGGTAACGGCGGTAATGTTGGCGGCAAATGATGGTGATGTGTTTGTGGAGGTGCGGCTAATATGAGTTATGCAAATAACGATAAAGTTTTAATCATGGATGTGGATACAAAAATTAGTGATGTTAAATCTGTAACCGATTTACTGCCCGACGCGGGGGCATTGTCAACCATAGATGCAAATGTTGTTACTACAAAAGACGCTAATATTTTTGCAGAAAAAGTGTATCCCACTTTGGCAGACGGGGTGTCCTGTGCAAAAAACAATGCAAAGTGGGTGCTTGGCAATCTGGCGCAGGTAGTACCTGCCAATACGATTGCCGGGGATTTTTATATAACGGGGATCCAGGTTGAAAATGCGACGGTTGTGGGAAAATGGGAGCTTGTATTGTATTATGGCGATAGTAATATTGAGTGCGCGAGAGTCAGGGCGTGGGTAATATCTGCTGTCGGTATGGTCCCATCGATTAAACACAAGACTCCCGTGATACCGGCAAACAGTAAAATCAGCATTGCTCTGGCGCAGGATACAGTTGGAGCGGGTACAGTTACGGTATCGCTACGATACCGATTAAAATAAGGGAGGGCATATGACAATATATGACGCGAGGGTAAATATTAGAAATGAATGGAATAAGACAAACAAAAGTTTGGTGACAGAATCTTTTCAGGTGATTTTAGATGGCGTTCTGAACGCGGACCCGGAGTTGAAGGTGTTATATTTAGAGAATCAGAGTTTGCAGAGTCTGGTTGCAACAGTGGTGTCAATCATAGGGAGCAGGTAATGACAAAAAGCACTCATGCGGACATAGGGGAGTCTAAAATCAAAGAGGTTCCACAGGAGCTGACTTTGTCTACTGCGACGCTGATACCAAACAGCAGGCCGATAACGGGAGAGGACAACAAGCGAATAAAAGCGGCGCGCAGAAAAAAGCCGGAAGAACCTAAAAAGCCGGAAAACCCCGTTGAACCTAAAAAGGAAAAAGGGAATAAAAAGAAATGAGATCGGTAATTGCTCTTGAAATGATGCGTATACAGGCACTCGATACAAACACTATTTTGTCGTTGATACCGGTTGACGTACTCAAAGAGATCAAGGCAAAAGATGGGCATCCGTTTTTTCAGGCATATTCAATTTGTCACGAGGGTATCAGTAACCCGAGGGTTATAGGAGATACGGCAAAACCTATCTCTTGGACCCGACGGGCAGTGCAGTCGATCAAAAACGTAATTACAAAAGGGGTTAAGTTTTTTCTAGGACACAATGCCGATAATAGCACAGAGGGCCGCGAGGTTATAGGCGAGGTCGTGGCTGATACGCAGACAGAGATTGACGGACGATTGCACCATGTGGTAATTTCTTATCATTCACCCGAAATGAAAGAGCGGGTCAAGGATATGGATATTTGCAGTCAAGAATCTGAGTGGAATTTTTTTGACAACGCCGGCAAACTGGTTGCCGATACGATAGAGAGATTAACAGGGATCGCATTGAGCAATTCCAAAAATGATACCCCTGCATTCTCGGGCGCGAAACGCCTCGGGATGGTGCAGGCACTGGAGCCTGTCTTGGATAAGGACGGCGAGATAAAAAAAGGAGAAAGAAATATGACTTTCGCGGAATTAAAGGATGAGATTAAAAAGATGAACGTTTTCCCGGCTCAACTTTTTACGGTAGACGAGATAAAGAGAGACAGGGAATTTGCTGTTGTATTCACCGGGTATGATGCGGCGGTAAAAGAGCGTGACGATAAAATTAAATCTTATCAGGATAAAGAGAAAGATTTTGAACATAAATCCCTTGTGTTGACGGCAAAACAAAGACTTGACGGGATAATCAAGGATAAAAATTTGACCGCTAAGCAAAAGGCGTTCGTTGATAAATCGTATAAAGACACTTTGCCTGATATTTCGGACGAGGGTCTCAAGAAATTTATAGATGGAAAACTTGATGATTATAAAATAAGCGCGGAAATTTTCGGCGAAACAAAACCGCTGGAAAAGCCTGCTGACAAAAGTACAACAGAGGACAAAGACGATTACACAAAGGCTTCAAACAACGAATTTTTGAATGAGGACTTTAACATATTGAGGTAAAAATATGGCAAAGATTTTTTTGTGGAAAGATAATATTATTTATGACGAGCTCTGGAATGTTGCTCCTGCAACAGCAGTGCTCGCAGGTGATCCGGCAGTTGTGCAGGATGTTTTTGGGTTTTTTATAAAAGATCGGGAAGCGGTTGGCGAGGAAATCTGTTTTGTCTATCGGTGTAGACAGGTTGAGGCGGCCAAGGTGACTGGTAGCGGCGGGGCAATCCTTGCCGGAGATCGGTTGTATTTTATCGTGGCGCTGAACGCCGTTGCTCCGGACCCTGTCGGTACTGCTGGTGTCGATTCGTATTTTTGCGGTATCGCGAAAAAGGATGCAGGTGCGTCCGAAACAACCGTGCTCATGGCTTTTGACGGCACGATGTATGATCAAACAATTTAAGGAGGGCGTGAAAAATGGGTTATATTGCAAAAGATGATAATAAGTTTTTTGATGCTCTCGTAACTACCCTGGACAAGGGTGATAAAACTATGGTGTCAAAAATACAGGCGACGCTTAACGCGTTTATCAATGCACCAAAAGCGGAGATCAAAAGAAAGATTCAGGCGGTCGGGGTGTCTACTGATTTCGCACAGTTGACGGCGGATGCGTACAACGTAAACATACAGGAGGACAATTTTGACCTCGGGTATGAAAAAGCGTTTCGCAAAGTTCCGCTGGGAACCAATCAGGATTTTTGGCAGATTTACGACGTGCAGAACGGTTTGTCTTTCCGGAAAGTTCCGGAGGGCGACAGGATACAGGTTGATGAACTGTCCGGGTCTTTGATTACCGCATATGTGGATTACTACGGCGGAGCGATCGGCTGGACTGACAAGATGATCCGGTATCGGAAAGTTGCGGCGATGGTTGACATGGCTATGATTTTCAGAAATCGGTTTTGGTCGAACAAGGCCGACAACCATTATGCGCTGCTCGCTGCAGCAGCGGCAGGAAATGTAACCGTGTGGCAGGGAACTCCCGCACAGGGGCAGTTGCAGAGGGATATACAGACTCTCAACCATGCGGCGTTTGACATTGCAGATCGATGCAAAGACAAAGGGTATGGCGACATGGCAAATGCACAGTTCCTTCTTTACTACAATCCTCACAATAAAGCGCGATTGCTTGCGGCACTTAGAGCTACCGCTCTCGGTGTTGTAACAGCAGGTACTGGACTTGTCCAGCCGTCGCAGGTGCTGGATTGGAATATCACGATGATCCCGACTTTTAACAGCGCGATTGTCAACAACGAGCCAATTCTTGTATTGCCGATGAACAAAATTCAGGCGGCCGAGGATATGGCACCGACGACGTATACACAGCCGAAAGATATACTCACGCTCAACGAGGTACAGAGCGTGTGGGCGATCTACGGCGCGATTGTAGGTGACACTGATCAGTGTCAGGAGCTCTCACTGGTATAAGGTAAGCGGGGGGATGGGCGACCATCCTCCCTTGTTTTTAAAAGGGGGAATGCATGACGGTCGGTATTGACACATGGGTAACGATGGCAGAGGCAAATTTATACTTTGCCAACAAATACGGGGCGTCGATGTGGACAACGTTACCAGTCGCAACAAAAGAACAGCTTTTAGTTTCCGCTTTTAACTGGATTCAACAGCAAAAAAACTTTTCGATTTCCCCTGCGTCAACGTCTTTAAAAGTCAAGCAAGCACAATTTGAGGCGGCATGGTTTCTCTATAAATTCGGCGATGAGTACGAAAAACGGAGGGCGTTACACGAGGAGGGAGTGGAGAGTTTTTCCATAAGTAAATTTTCCGAGACGCTTGGAGGCGCGCAATTTCCGTTATTTTTAGCAGACATTCTTGACGTATTCGCTACAAAATCCGGAGGTTGTTTTCCATTGGTGTCCAGGAGCTTTGACGACTAATGGACAAAGATGACGCTATTAAAAAATTAGTTGCGCGAATGAAGGAAATCGGAAAAGAAATTCTTGTGATAGTAAAAGAAATTGACGCAACAGCAGAAACATCATCCGGTTATTGGTTGAAAAAACAACGGGAAATCCGGGCGTTATACAACGAGGCGCGGAAAATAGCTGGGACGTGGACGGATGAATCAATTCCAGAATTTTATAGACAGGCGATAAAAGACGAACTTACAAAAATAAAAAGTCAAAACATAGCCGTTGAAAAAGAAATTGATTACAGGACGCTTGTATCGTCTCCTCAATCTCAAACAGATTTAAATAAATTAATGAAAGAGGTTCTGAATACTTTTTCCAGCGGGTTTAAAAAAGGTGAAAATACATTGATAAGACTTTCGCGATTGACGCAGCAAATAAATATTAAAGAGGAAAAAGTAATTAAAGAATTGGCGGAAGGGTTCGAAACAAAAGCAACAAGGAAGGGGGCGTCGAAGAGATTGCAAGAAGAATTAATGAAAAAAGCCATTGACGGAAAATTTGTAATTATTATAGACAAAAATGGGAATCCGAGGCAATGGAGAATAGACGCATACGCGGAAATGGTGGCACGTACAAAATTACAGGAGGCGTCGTCGCAGGCAATGATTAATACGGCTGTTGCTCTTGATCAAGATTTGGTACAGGTGTCATCCCATAATACTCTTACGCCGATGTGTCAGGAGTATGAGGGTAAAATTTATTCGTTGAGCGGGAAAGATGAGGATTTTCCAGAGCTTCCGGAAACACCGCCTTTTCATCCTAACTGTATGCACACATTGAGTATCGTAATCAAAGAGGCTTTAGAAAATGATGGAACGCTTGATAAATTTTCAGATTTTTCAAAAGGAAAAACAGAAGAATACCCGGTTGGTCATAATTTTATACCAGTATCGGAGAGAAAAGAGGCCGAATGATTTTACAATTGAGAGGCAAAAAAGAGGTTGTCTCTATAAAAAAAGAAGTCCGTCGGGGCGGTGTCGCGCAAACCCACGGGACAAAGGAGAACACAATGCCAGCGATGGTCAACAAAGTCGGGGTTATGGTATCAAGGGAAAAGTCGTGGGAATGGTTTGCGCAAAAAGGCTGCGTTAATAATAACAGCCTGATACATCAAAGTTTTGCAGGTATTCACGGGGTGTGGAAAGATCAACCGTGTTATGTGGTAGGAGCCGGTCCGTCGTTAAAAGAATTTTTGTCAACATACGGATGGTCGTATCTTGACGGAAAACATACGATAGGGATTAACCACACGATTGAGGATTACGACGGGTTCGAATGGTTTTTCTTTTTGGATAAACGCTTTTTGGAAAAGACCACATATGATATGAGCAAATATAAAGGTAGAATTTTTGCACAGTGTACTACTGGGCTTGAGCCAGATAATCGCACTGTCACGTTTTGGGGTAAGCAGGACGGACCATCAAAAAAGATGCAAGATGGATTGTATTCGACAAACTTTTCCGGGCTGTCTTCCCTTAATCTGGCAATTTTAACCGGTGCAAACCCGATTTATCTTTTAGGTTTTGGAAATGGAAAAGGCGCAACAGATGAGGCATATCATTACAAAGATGATTATAACGGAGAGCAAAAAGGTGCAGGGCGGTTAGAGAAATTCAAACGGTGCTACAAAGGTTTTGAGAATTTTTCAGAATATTTTTCCCGAATTAAGCATGTTACGGAAGGCAATGATATTGGATGTTTTGACAAAGTGCGAGTTTCGGATTTGGAAACAAAAAACAAAGAAATCAGCTTGAAAATTATTGGAAGGATACCACATATAGCACATTTTTCTTTTACCGATGATGTAGCAAAACATGCAGATATTACGCGAGAGATCATTCTACGTGGATACGGCAGGCACACTTTACACAATATCAATAATCCCGTAATTCCGGTTGCTGATTTATATGTGCTTGAAGATTTTATGTCAACAAAATTAAAAGTTAATGAATTCCCGTGTAAATATAAAGCAATCAATATAATCCATTCTAACAATTGTATTCCTTCTCCCGGATTTTTGGCGAATGTCGCATTGACGAAAGCTTGGAAGACTTATTTTCTTGACAAATATTTTATAAAAAATGTTGAGATTATACATGGAGGAATTGACCTTGATCCGTATAAGTACGTGGCTCCCTGCAATATTGAAAAAGTCTTTGGACGTATTACCCGATGGTCGCCGGCGAAAATCAATCAGGACTGGAACAGGGTATGTGCGGAAATTCTTGAGGAAATACCCGACAGTCAATGTCTTTTTTACATTGACGACGCAGGGGGGAGAGAAAAATTAACCCATGCACGTATGGTGTATAATCGGGAATGTAAAATTGACATGTTTAAAGGAGCATATCTTAAAAACCTGTCAGTATACGTCCATGCGTCTGGCGGATTTAAGGAGACGCTGTCATTTGCCGTGATTGAGGCTATGGCGACAGGGCTACCGATAGTTTATCTGTCCGAGGGCACGGGCGTGCTGGAGGAGGTTACCGGGAGTGCTGGTATACGATGCGAGACGATGGATGATGTCAAAAAAAATATAAAAATCCTTTTGCTTGACAAAACGAAAAGAAAAGAATACGGGATTCGGTCGAAAGAGCAAGCGAAGAAGTTTGATATTAAATTATTTTTGCAGAATTTTAACGCATTAGTAAAGCGGTGCTTGAATGCATGATATCGCGATTATTACTATGGCACGGGCTGGATCAAAACGGTGTCCTGATAAAATTATCCGGGAGTATAAAGGCAAGCCCTTGTATCTGTGGACGGTCGATACGGCGTTGCAGTTGGGCTATCCATATTTTTTTTTACATGATTACAATGTTTTGGATATGCCTGCAAGTGTAACCGTTATTAAACGATTGCCGGAGTTTGCGGGGGATGTGCATAAAACATGTCAAGAGATTTTATGGACAGGAATTAACGCGGAAATTTATATATTTTTGCAGTGTACCTCTCCTCGTAGAGATGTTGGATTGCTAAAATCTTATATAAAACATTTCGTTGAATCGGGATATAATGCGGGGGTATGTGCAAAACGATTACGTGATAAATTTTACTACGTGCAAAAGGATGAAATTTTTAATCGTGTTAATTTTGAGCAGCTTGATAGATCGGATAACGGATGTGATAAAAATTCAGTGTTGAAAGAAACCGGATCATTTTATATCTTTAAAAAATGTCAATTGGAAAAGAAACATATTATGGATACGGGTGATTATTACGTATACGATGACCTGTATGATGTTGATATTGACACGGAGGAAGATTTTGAGAACTAAAATTATCATGGAGCTTGGATGCAATCATCAGGGTGATATTGCAATAGCGAAACAAATGATTGACGATGCAAAAAAACTTGGTGCGTGGTCGGTCAAATTACAAAAACGAGACATTGAGGCTATTCCCGATAATGTCAAAATTAAAAAACGGGATATGTCCAATTCGTTTGGCGAAACATATTATGCGCACCGTAAGAAACTTGAATTTACGGTTGATGAAATGATCGAGTTGAAAAAATATATCGAGAGTGCGGGTATGGTTGCGATGGTGTCGGTGTTTGACATCAAGAGTGCGCGGGATATGGTCGATGCCGATTATCGGTATATCAAAACCCCTTCTCAACTTTTTACGGATACAGAAATTTGTGAATATTTGCTTGAGGCACGACAGGACAGGATTATAACGTTGATATGCTCGACGGGGATGCACACACTATCGGAGTTGTATAAAACGCCGTGGTTTGACCGGTTTGATATTCTGTTGTATTGTCGGTCGATATATCCACATGGTGCGGAGTCAAGCACTTTTGGAGCAATGGCCGCATTGCATAAAAATTTGGAGTATTCGCGGCTTGGATATTCATCTCACGACAAAAACGGAGACATGATACCCTATGCGATCATCTGCAGCGCGGAGTACGTGGAGCGACACTATACCCTGGACAAAAAAATGAAGGGATCCGATCATAGTACTGTATCTTCGGATTTCGTGGAAATGGAAAAGATAATTGAAGGGATAAAAAAAGCTGAATTGATCGTTGGGGAGATAGGGGCGAACGTATCAGAGTTGTGCGATGAGCGCGAACGTGCTGTCAGGATGGTGTACCGTGGATTTTGACAACGGAATTATCGTATCTATACAGGGCTATACCATAGATACGACAAGGGAGCTGGCAAGGGAAGCTGTTGCAGGCGGAGCTGTCGGGATAAAAACGGACAAACCTGTTTACATTGACAAGCCGGTAATCGGATGCAACAAAATATCTGTTGAGCGGCCGGAGATGATGCCATATTTGACAAACACACTGGACAGGGTGCAACAGGTTGCGCGATGGGCTAATATTGTGTCTATAGATTATCGCAGGTGCAATCAGCGTAATCTTTTTGATATATCAGGATGGTGTGAGGATAACAAAATTTTGGTTGTGGCTGATATTGGATGCTGGGATGATTACCGATATGTCAAGGACAATAATTTGTATTTTACATGGATAGCTACAACGTTTTCGGTTTTCCGGGTTAAACATTCTCCGGATGTTCGGTTTGCGCGAAAACTTGTGCAGTTGGGGGAGCGAGTAATCGCAGAGGGCAATTTTGTGGGAAGAAAACAGATTGAAGAGGCTATAAAATATGGCATCAAAAATATTTGTATCGGTGGCGCTATTTCCAATGTCTACAAATTGACAAAGAGGTATACCAGTGTCTATTGTTTGTAAAACTTATGTTGTAGATATTGATGATACGCTTTTAAAATCTGAAAAAAAAGTGTGTAAACATTGTAATAGTGTGATATACTTTAACCACAAACCGATTACAGAGGAAATAAAATTTTTGAATCGGTTGCGCAGGAAGGGTAATATTATTATTTTGCATACAGGGCGAAACTGGAATCAATATCAGTTGACAGTACGGCAATTAAAAGAGTGTGGAATTTTATATCATGAATTAGTCATGGGAAAACCACAGGGGATTTATGTAGATGCGGATGCAATTAAAAGTTTGAAGGAGATAGAAAAATGAATTTAACAGAAAAAATGAAAAACATATGGGAAAATACGGGAACTCGAAATGCTCATCTTGGTCTTGATGGAGAGGCAGAGGAAATGTTTGCGCGGTATAAGGCGCTTGTTGCGGATAAACTGTCCGTAAAAAACAAGATCATTATTGATTTTGGATGCGGGGGAGGCCTTCTTGGCAAATATCTTCTCGAAAATTTTTCAATAAAAAAATACATTGCCTACGATCTATCAGAACGCTCGCTTGAAATTGCAAAAGGAAATACAAAAAATTACGAGAACAAGGAATTTAACTATTTGGAAAAGCATGTCTGGAATTTTTCGGAAAAAAAACCTGATATTATTATATGCCTTGCTGTTATGATCCATTTCCCGACACAGATTTACCTTGATAATTTTTTAAAGACCTGCGATGAGTCCGGTGCAAAAAAACTCGTGCTGGAAATAAGGGATATAGGCAAAGGAAACATTTTTCAGCGCGATCCATATGCGACGATTAAACAGACAATCCTTACTTGTGGCACGAATGAACCGTATGTTACGAGTAAACTCGCAAATTACAAATTGATAGAAAAAACCGATGCATCCATAGCACCGACTAACTGTCAGGTGTTATGGTACACGAGGGGAAAATGACATTACCTGTACGGACTATAAACAGTTTGAAAAACTTAGAAAAAATGATTGTGTATATCAGCACGCTATCTCCGGTTATGGATATGTGCATTGTCGAGATCGGAGCATGGGTAGGCGTGAGTACCCGCTTGTTTAGTCAATATTTTATAAATGTGATTGCAGTTGACGCGTGGGAAAATGGACTTGGAGATTTGGGAAAATATGATATGTGCGAGGTTGAGAAACAGTTCGACGCAAACACAAAGGGCCGTAAAAATGTTGTCAAAATTAAAGCCAGATCGCTGGATGCTGTTAAAACTTTTGCAGATCGGTCGATTGATGCGGTGTACATTGA